AACGGAATACATAACAAATTTTATTCCGAATTAGAGAAATATGGATATAATGCTTTGTTGGACATCAATGACACTCGCTATAGTGGTTATAAAAATATTGCAAAAAGTCCTACTATTTTCTTTGGAAAAGATGTTGTCGAGAAAGTTGGAAGCACGAAATTGTCAGATGTAGAAATTGACAAAAATTTGCAAAAGTACACGTACGAGATACTTGCAAAAGCTGCTGGAAAAACCGTCGCGGAATATACGGCTGGATATGCGGTTGTAAAAAGTATTTCAGATGAACAGAAAATTCGAGATTATCTCAAAAAACATCCAAACTCGGAACTATCAAAAAAGGAGATATTAAAAGCTGTAAAATAATAACCATACGTGGCTAATCTATGATAATATTATTGCGGATGCGCTATTAAATCATTTTCTTTTATGAAGAAAGGTGGTGAATATATTAGTATGATGAAAAAAAGCAAGATGCTTGATGCGATTGCCAAGGCTAATGGTTATGAAAATAAGTCCGGATTACTTATGGATTATAACTTTATCCCAACGGTAATGACACCGAAGCATAAAAAAATTGAGATCATATCACTAATCGTAAAACACCTTAAACAGAAATAAGGAATGACGAGAGGCTATGGTAACATGGTCTCTTTTCATTTGTTTGGAAGGAGAAGAAAATAATGGCGTTATCGAACACTGCCGTCCCGAAATACTACGGCATGTTTCGTGATGCCGTAATTCGTGGCGAAATTCCGGTATGCCGAGAAATCGAGATGGAGATGAACCGAATCGATGATCTCATTGCGAATCCGGGAATTTATTACGATGATCAAGCAGTAGAGGGTTTTATCAGCTATTGCGAGAATGAGCTTACTTTAACTGACGGTTCAGATTTGAAACTGCTTGATACATTCAAAGTTTGGGCTGAACAGATTTTCGGTTGGTACTATTTCGTTGAGCGAAGCGTATACGAACCTTATGAGGATGGCCATGGCGGACATTACATTACCAAGTCTATCCGAAAAAGATTGGTTAATAAGCAATATCTCATAGTAGCCAGAGGTGCTGCAAAGTCAATGTATGGCTCATGCTTGCAGAATTTCTTCTTGAATGTTGACGTCACAACGACACATCAGATAACTACAGCTCCGACAATGAAGCAGGCGGAAGAGGTATTGTCACCTATTCGAACCGCTATTACCAGATCAAGGGGACCTTTCTATAAGTTCCTTACTGAAGGATCGTTGCAAAATACGACCGGATCAAAGGCGAATCGAATGAAATTGGCATCCACTAAGAAAGGAATTGAAAACTTCCTTACTGGATCGCTTCTTGAAATTCGTCCAATGAGGATTGACAAACTTCAGGGACTTCAGCTAAAAGTGGCGACGGTTGACGAATGGCTTTCTGGTGACATTCGAGAAGATGTAATCGGAGCAATCGAACAGGGTGCATCGAAGGTCAACGACTACCTTATCGTTGCGATCAGTTCAGAGGGTACTGTCCGTAACGGTGCTGGTGATACAATCAAAATGGAATTGATGGACATTCTAAAAGGGGATTATGTCAATCCGCACGTATCGATCTGGTGGTATAAGCTGGATTCTATTGATGAGGTTGCCGATCCAGATAAATGGTTGAAAGCAAATCCCAATCTTGGAAAGACTGTTTCTTATGAAACCTATCAGCTGGACGTTGAGAGAGCAGAAAAGGCTCCGGCAGCTCGAAATGATATTTTGGCTAAGCGCTTTGGACTTCCTATGGAGGGATACACATATTACTTTACATATGAAGAAACTCTTCCACATCGCCATAGAGATTATTGGCAGATGCCATGTTCTTTGGGAGCCGATCTATCACAAGGCGACGATTTCTGTGCATTCACATTTTTATTTCCATTGTCAAATGGATCGTTCGGTGTCAAAACCAGAAACTACATTTCATCATCGACTCTTATGAAACTCCCAGCAGCAATGAGGATTAAATATGATCAGTTTATGAAAGAGGGGAGTCTTATTGTATTGGAAGGAACGGTTCTTGACATGATGGAAGTATATGAGGATTTGGATAATCACATTATTGAATGCGGATACGACGTACGATGCTTTGGTTACGACCCATACAATGCAAAGGAATTTGTTGAACGTTGGGCTAGTGAAAATGGACCGTTCGGGATTGAAAAAGTTATCCAGGGCGCTAAGACAGAATCCGTCCCACTTGGCGAATTGAAGAAACTTTCAGAAGAGAGGATGCTTCTCTTTGATGAAGACTTGATGACATTTGCTATGGGAAACTGTATTACTCTGGAAGATACTAACGGGAATCGTAAATTGCTGAAAAAGCGGTATGAGCAAAAAATTGATGCCGTTGCAGCAATGATGGATGCGTACATCGCATTCAAGGCAAATCGAGAAGCATTCGAGTAGGGGGATAAAGATGCCAGTAGCAAAGTTAATTGATTACTCTTCTGTATTACGACCCTATACCGTCAGAAAAGTAGCTCATATCGAATCAAGTGATAATTTGATGCATTATGGAATAAAGGGTATGAAATGGGGAGTTCGGAGAACGAAAGAACAATTAGCTCATGACAGAAGCTCCATTCAGGCAAGGATGAATAGCCAGTTGCGAACACCTGTAAAAGCTTCAAATGGAATACTGGTTACACGTTTTTCAGATCATGCCCTTGACAGAACACAAACCGAATCAAGGCCGGTAACCGTTGAAGGAATTTTGGACGCATTGAAAAATCCGTTGAATCATGGTAGCATTAAAACAAAAACAGATAACCTTGGACGACCAAGTCAGCAGTTTATAGGGAAATCTGCGACAGTAGCAGTGAATCCTGAAAATGGAACCATAACAACTACTTGGTGTACAGGAAGTAGAACAAAGCGTAAATATTTAAAGAAAGGGTGAGCATATGTTCAGTGAAGAAGAAATAAACCTTATGCAGTCACTCGGATTGGACTGCAATTTTAACGGTTTATCTGAGACCGATGAATATTGGGCAGACATAGAAGAAAAGGTTGGGAATTTCCTGACACTGAAGTGTTTAGACGAGTATTATAATCCCGATAGCAACGGAATCATATGCGAATCTATACTGAACAAAATACCGGTGTAAAATTACTGGAGACCTCTTAAGAAAAGGGGTCTTTTTTTTTTGCCTATTTTTAGGAGGTGAGAATTCAAAATGGATTTATCATTAAGTTCCAGGTTTAAAAATGCCTGGAATGCTTTTCGCAATAGAGCCCCTACCATGATGTCCCAGAATATCGGTTCGGGTTATTCATATCGTCCTGATCGTTTTCGCCTTACCAGAGGAAACGAAAGATCGATAGTAACGTCCGTATACAATAGAATTGCTTTAGACGTAGCCGCCATCAACATTCAGCACGTTCAGTTGGATGATGAAGGGCGGTTTTTAAATGTTATAAAAAGTGGTTTAAACGAATGTTTGTCGTTGGAAGCCAATCTTGATCAGACTGGTAGGGCATTTATCCAAGATGTTGTTATGTCCATGATGGATGAAGGCTGTGTAGCAATCGTTCCTGTGGATACCGATGATGATCCAGACGACACAAAAGGATATCAGATTCTTTCGATGCGAGTTGGTCGAATTCGTGACTGGTATCCTCGTCACGTCCGTGTTGAAGTATACAACGAAAATACTGGGCGAAAACAAGAAATTGTTGTTCCGAAAGATACGGTTGCTATCGTTGAAAATCCACTGTATGCGGTAATTAACGAACCGAATTCGACGATGCAGAGGCTTATTCGAAAATTGAATTTGCTAGATGCCGTCGATGAGCAGAGTAGCTCCGGAAAGTTGGATTTAATTATTCAGCTCCCTTATGTAATTAAATCAGAGGCGAGACGTCAGCAGGCAGAGAAGCGGCGTAAAGATATCGAGCAGCAGTTGTCTGGTTCTAAGTATGGCATTGCTTATACTGATGGGACAGAGCGAATCACGCAGTTGAATCGTTCGTTGGAAAACAATCTAATGAAGCAGATTGAATACTTAACGAGTATGCTTTACAGCCAGTTAGGAATCACTCAGAGCATCTTAGATGGTACAGCAGATGAGAAGACTATGCTGAATTATTACAACCGGACAATCGAACCGATTATTTCTGCAATCGTCGATGAAATGAAGAGAAAATTCTTAACGAAGACTGCCAGGTCCCAGAACAAGTCAATTATGTTCTTTAGAGATCCGTTCAAGCTTGTGCCGGTAGCTGATCTTGCTGAAATTTCTGATAAGTTTACCAGAAATGAAATTGCTACATCAAACGAAATCAGACAGGTAATTGGCTGGAAGCCATCTGCTGATCCTAAGGCTGACGAATTGAGAAACAGTAATTTAAGTGAGCCTGGTGGTGGTTCCGTAACAGATGCTACGAGCGTTTGATGGCGATAGAAATTCCATCGGGATTATCCAAGGCTGAGCGATCTAAGCGAGTCGCTGAAAGGACCGCAAAGATTGCGAAACTTAGAAACGATGCCAAATCGGATAAAGCCAAAATCAGTAGCGATGCCAAAACGGATAAGGCCAGTATCCGAACAGATGCGACAAACAAGAAAGCGAAAGTATCATCCGATACCAAAGAAGAAAAAACCGAGAACAAGGCTAATGCTAAAAGCGAAAGAGCAAAAGTTAGCTCCGAACTTAAAGCAGCGGTTAAGTCTGTTAGAGAAGCTTACAAAGCGGCAAAAGCTGACCTTGACTCCTCATATGAACAAACGTATCAGGACGAATTCGATAAGATTCAGTCAGAGTATAAGAAAGTCAAGAAATCAAAGAAAAAGTCTTCCAGCTCATCAAAGAAGACATCGCATCCGTTATCGTACTATATCAGAAAATAGGAGGAAAA